ATGAGGTTACGGATATTGTCGTAAATAGTGATGGATATGGAGGTTTATTAAATTCATATGATGGAGAAATGTTTGAAACACAGGTAAATGGTGATTGGTATTATGTAATGAGAGCGAGTTAGGTCTTTATTTGTTTATCTTTTTGTATTACTTTTTAACACAGAGATGGCAAGAAGAAAAAAAATAGAGTTTTTATTAAATACCGATTGGATGTTTGAAAAGCCAATTGATCGAGAATACAAAGAATACAAATTACTTTCTTATTTTCAAAAAATGGGAGAAAAACTCGACAAGTTAGAGTTATATCCCGGTTTTATTGAATTATCATTACATTTAATGAATGTTCAAGCATTGATGAAAGATCAAAAAATCCTTTATATCGATAAGAAATTAAATAGTATCGATGATGAAATTCTTGTTAGAGATTTAAAAATCAAAGATATTCCCGCCATGTCAAATGAAGAAATTAAAGAATTCAAAGACATTCTTATGTATTCAGCACCAAGAATTATGGAATATTTTAATATTGCAAAATCTGTTTGGACGATTGTTTTTGATTCTTTGGATATGAAAATTAAAAAAAACAAGAAAAATTTATTACACCCAAAAGGATATTTTTATTATATTAATAATGATAAAAAATATTATGTTTGGGAATATATGGTAAAAAAACAAACAAAATCTAATCCACAACAAATGACAAAAATTAATTTAATTTATTGTGATTATTTAAACGATTTGACAATACCAAAAATAATATCTAATTTATCGACATTTGAAATTGAAGATAAAAAAATAAGCCCAATTTTTCATATGTCATCAACGGGAACATTTCCTGTGGAAGAAACACTTTTACCGATGTTTAAAAGAAGAATATCTGGTTATCTTTCACAAGAAAAAAGTTTTGAAAAGAACAACAACGAATTGAAATGAGTTTTAGTAAAAGACTTTTAAAGAAAGAAAATATTTTAATGAATTTGGAAAATATAGTTCAATACCTAAACGCCGACGCAATAATTTGTAATGACGAATTTTCAAAAAAGGTATATGATTTTTATAATCAAGGAAAAACAAAAGAAGAAATAATAAAATATATAACAGAAAATAAATGAAAATTAAACTCGAATACGTATGGTTAGACGGGTATGCACCTGAGCCAAACCTGAGAAGTAAAACTAAAATAGTTTATTACGACTCAATCAAAAATGCCTTTCTCGACGGAAAATTTCCTATGTGGAATTTTGATGGATCTTCAACGAAGCAAGCAAACACCGGAAATTCAGATTGTTTGTTAAAACCTGTGGCACATTATATTAAAGATATTCATTCGACCATTTATGTTCTATGTGAGGTGTTAAATCCTGATGGAACGCCACATCAAACAAATACAAGATCTTTGATTGACAAAAATTATGATGATCTATGGTTAGGGTTTGAACAAGAATATTTTATTTACGATAGAAAAAAGAAATGTGTTTTGGGTCACCATGAAAACAACTTAAAACCACAGGGCGAATATTATTGTGGTGTTGGTCATAATGTTGTTGGTCGTGAGTTTGTTGAAGAACATATGAATATGTGTTTGAGTTATGGTATTGATATAACAGGAATAAATGCCGAGGTTGCGTTAGGTCAATGGGAATATCAAGTATTATCTCAAGGTAAATTACAAGGTGGTGACGATCTTTGGATGACAAGATATTTCTTATTTAAGATTTCAGAGAAATACAATTATGAAATCGAACTTAACCCAAAACCATTAAAACACGGAGAATGGAATGGATCGGGTCTTCATACAAACTTTTCAACAGATATGATGAGATATTATGGAAATGAAAAGTATTTTATGGAACTATTCAACACACTCGAAACAAGACACAAAGATCATATTAAATCATACGGATCAAACAATCACTTACGACTAACTGGTGAATATGAAACACAATCGATTGATAAGTTCAGTTGGGGTATATCAGATAGAGGAGCATCAATTCGTGTTCCACAGGACACCGCAAAAGAATGGAAAGGATATGTTGAAGATAGAAGACCAGGTTCAAATGCTGATCCATACAAAATCATTGGTGAGATAGTGAAATCTATAAAAATCACAGATGACAGATATAATGTTGAAAATACTTCAAATGAAGATACGAATAAATCTCTGTGGACAGAAAATGAACCACATTTTTTTAGAATAAAAGAATAATGGTTAATTTAAAAACATTGATTATTGGAATATTTTTTGGGTTTTTGGCTCAAATAAGCACATTCTTTCAACTTCAAGGACCTTTGAAATATGAATGGATTAAAAATCATTATTGGTTAACGGTATTGATGGGTATTCCAATATCTATGTTGTTTATGTATTCAGTGAAGAATATGATAATTGCATACAATGGTCAAATGTGGCCGTCAAGGTTAATAGGGTTTAGTATTGGGGCGGTTGTTTTTACTTGGTTAAGTTGGTTGATTTTTAAAGAACCTTTAACATTAAAAACAATAGTTTGTTTGATTTTAGCAATAGGAATTTTAATAATACAATTATTTTGGAAATAAAAATGGAAAATAAAGAACATGTAAATCACCCAAGTCATTACGGAGGAAAAAATAATGAATATGAAGCGATCAAAGTGATTGATGCTTGGGATCTAGGATTTAGTTTAGGAAATACAATAAAATATATTAGTCGTGCAGGAAAAAAAGAAAAAAACAAAGAATTGGAAGATCTACAGAAAGCATCGTGGTATCTCCAACACCACATCGAACAACTCGAAAAAAAAATCAAGTCTGAACAAGGAAATTAATGTTTTTGGTGCCATAACCACAGCAAATGAATTAATGCGTGAAACACTTATCAACTTTACTTGGGGGTTTTTAGGAAACTCTATTGTTGTTTTTGTTTCAAAAGAAATGGATATGTTGGTTTTAATTAACTATATTCTTTATTACATATTGATTTCCTATATTGTAAACAGGAAAAAATATGATACGGTATTGGGTAAGTTTATTGTATTACCGGGATCGGCGGCATTTGGAGCGTTTACAGGGTATAAATTGGCACAACAAATAATAAATATATTATGACAGAAAAAAGAAACATAGAAGAAGTATTACATAAAGTTATCAATGGGGATTGTATTGAAGTTATGAAGACATTACCTGAAGGGACAATTGATTTAATTGTTACATCTCCTCCCTATGGCGTTGGTATTGCTTATGATGTTCATGAAGACGATGTTGAATTTGAAGAATACTTAGTTTTTGCTAAAAACTGGTTGACTGAAGCGTATAATGTTTTAAAAGATGATGGAAGAATTGCCTTGAATATTCCTTACGAAATTAATCGTCAAAAGAAAGGTGGTCGAATATTTTTTGTTTCAGAGATGTGGCAGATTATGAAAGAGATTGGTTATGGGTTTTTTGGTATTGTTGATTTAGAAGAAGATAGTCCACATAGAAGTAAAACAACTGCTTGGGGTTCTTGGATGAGTCCTAGTTCGCCATACATTTATAACCCAAAAGAGTGTGTAATATTGGCATACAAAAACAAACACATTAAGAAAGTTAAAGGTCAACCAGAATGGACTGGTGAATTAACCGAAATTGAAAATGAAGATGGAACAAAAAGAAACAAAATGATGTATGACGAAAGAGACAAAAAAGAATTCATGGAACTTGTCTTTGGTCAATGGAATTATTTTGCCGACACCAAGTCTTTAACCAAGGCAACCTTTTCAATGGACATACCAACAAAAGCGATTAAAATATTGTCCTACAAAAACGATATAATTTTAGATCCATTCGCTGGTAGCGGCACTAGTTTAGTTGCTGCAGAAATCTTGGATCGTAAATGGATCGGAATTGAGTTATCACCAAATTATAGTGAAATCGCCAGAGGAAGAGTTCAACACTTTGTTGACGACAAAAAACAGGTTAAAATTGAACACGATTTAAATTAGTTCAACAAAATCACCTTCTTCTATTTTATATTTTTTACATTCACCACCTGGTAATTCAAGAATCATATCTCCATTACCAGTAAAGTGTTCGCAATCATCAGAAAAACATGGTTTACAATTATGGTGAATTTTTGTAATTACATTACCATCAATAAAGATAATATCTAAATGAACCAAACAATTTTTCATCCAAAATGAGTGAGGTTCATTTTCCATAAAAAATAACATACCATTAAAAGATCCATCAAATTTTTTTCCCATCATACCTTTTTGGGTATCTTTTGAAGTTAATACAGTTTTAACATCAAAAAGGTTATTATTTATTTTAATCTTCATATTTATAAATACTATGATTGAATTTAAAAAATGGGCGGGTATCATATTAAAACATAATGACGAAGTTTTACTCTGTAAAAGAGCTCCCGATAAATCATTACCAAACATTTGGTCCATTCCTTCAGGAAAAATTGAAAGTGGTGAATCACCAGGGGCAGCAGCAATCAGGGAATTTCACGAAGAAACAAATTTGGAATTAAAAAAAGAATTAGATTTCGTTGGGTTTATTAATAAATATAAAAAAAATGGAACAAAAAAAGGACATATGTTTGTTTTTTTGCTTGATTCAGATAGAAAACTTGAACCAGATTTAAAACAAGCAAAAGATGGTTGGGAACACACCTCTTGTAGATATTTCAAAAAAGACGAGATTCCGACACAAAAGGGTAATGAAGAACTTTTAGAAATTTTGAATAAAATGTTTTAATATTTTTTCTATTAAATATTTTTTATTATATTTGTAGAAATAAACAACTATGATTAAAACGACATTCAACCACAAGATTACAATAATGAACGAAAAGTTCGGAAATCTATTAACCGAATCTTTTGTTGATCAAACACAATTCAAAATATTTTTGAAGATGATTGATGGGGCTTTGAATCTTAACGAAGACCTTTCTTATTTTGACGGAAATACTTTTTTGGTTCACATTCCGCACAAGATTTTGAAAGATTCTGTAATTTTAACAAATGTTGTTGAGGTTACTTTAAATGAACAAATTAGAAATAAAATTGAAACTTTAGTTTAATATGAAAAAAATAACATCTTTATTATTATTGATTTTGGCGATCACTTCTTGTGTAAAAGAAGAAATTAAACCTCAACAACCTTTAGGACCACAACCAATCATTACTGACACAACAAGTGTAGATTCAACAATAAGTTTGAAAAACACCACTTGGGTTATAACAAAAATATTGAATACAAGTTTCAATCAAGAAATGAGATCAGACACCCTTGTTTTTATTTCAAATAATGTTTATTCTTTTAACGGAGTTCAATCGACATATAATTTTTATCCAAGTCAATCAAATTATACTTTGACTTTGAATAACACGCCTTGGGGACATATTAGTGGAAAAATGTATGATTATAATTTAACTCAAGGTATTTTGGAAAATTCACAATTTGTAAATTACTTTACAAACCAAAATAGTGTTAAAATTTGGATGGAAAAACAATAGTTTCTTTGTTATCTATAAAACAAAGTGGTGGATAGTAGACACATTCGGTGTCGACCCAAAAAAAGGTGGAAGAAATTTCACCTTTTTTTATTTTCATAGTATTTATTATAAAATATCATATTATGAGAAATAAATTTATTTTAACTGAAGAAGAATCTAAAAGGATTTTATCTCTTCATTCAAAAAAAATTCAAGAAGAAAGAGTACAAGGATCTAAAAATGCTATAAATGAAGCTGACCCAAGAGTGAATGCTAAAAACGCAGTAGTTGGTGCGGCTTTAGGAGGACTAACACCATTGACTGTGATTAATCCGTTATTAGGACTTGCTGGTGTTGTTATAGGTGGTTGGTTAGGAGCCACTTATTCATCAGGAAAAGCTTTTGATAGAGTTAAAAATCTTTTAAATGCTTGTAACACAAAAAAATCTAAAATAGGAAAAACAACGTTACCAACATCAAGAATAAAAGAAATTGCTGATTCTTTAAATAAAGCAATTTCTGGTTTGGGAACAAACGAAGAATTGATTAAAGCTAACTTAGCTTCGATACCAACTTTTCCTGATTTATGTGCAGTAAACTACAGTTATTCAATTAGACAAAGTGAAACTTTATTTGATGCTATAGATGGTGATATTGATTCTGATAGTGAATGGAATGAATATGTTTGGAAACCAATTTATGGTTTAATTAAAAAAACAAAAACAGTTTCAGAAAACGAAGTTCTCAAAAATGCTAAAGCATGTGGTTATAACACTGTTGAAGAATATAGAAATGCAAAATGGAAATGTAAGAAAAGTCAAAATAACAATCAAAAAGATGAGGAACTTTTAAAAACTGCAAAATCTTGTGGATGGAATAGTATTGAAGAATATAAAAATTCAGGTTGGAAATGTAAAGTTCAAAGACAAAAAATTAGAAGAGGTGGTAGTCGTGGAAATAGATATACTTTTGATTTCAATACAATTATGAAAGAAATTGAATCCAAGTGTAAAACGGATGGTTCTTCTCAACAAACTCCAGAACCAACACCGACACCCGAAATAGACAGAACAATAACTAAAGATGTATATCAAACATTAATCGCTAACTAAAGATTTCTATCAAACATTAATCGCTAATTAAATAAAAATGAGTAAACTTAAATTAACCGAAGACCAATATAGAAGATTAAAAGATAATTTAATCGAAAGTTCAATTTTAAATGAACAAACATCTGACCAAGTAATACAAGTTCAAAAAAAATTAAATTCTTGCTTTAATGCAGGACTAACTGAAGATGGTATTGCTGGTGAAAACACAAAAAACGCAATTGAAAAATATACTTCATATAGATTTTAATAAATAAAATTAAAAATGAAACGAAGACTTATAATAAGTGAGGAAGAAAAAAATAGAATATTAAATCTTCACGAAACAAGAAAAAATAAAGAGTGGAACTTAATAGGTGAACAAGTTACAGGACCCTGATCTTTTGGCCGATTTAAAAACAGCTTCTCAAATCAGACAAGAATTTAGACAAGGTAAAAAAGATAAAAACAAAGCGACAAGACATTACAATCAAATGGTTAATAAATATAACAGATTAAAAAGTAAAATGAGTCCACAAGACAATACGGCTTATCTACAAGCAATGAGTCAATTAAAACAACAAATGGAAACATTGTCTAAAGAAAATTATAATTAAACAAACCCCACCCCATAAAGGTGGGTTTTTTATTTAACAACATATTTATTAATATGAGAAATATTATAATCACCAAAAGTCAATTAAGACTAATTACCGAAGCCTTAGGTGTTCCTGATTCTATTTTGGACGCAGCTGACATATTATATGATGTAGTTGAAAACGACATTAGATCAATAAACACCATTCAGGACGAATACAAATTTGATGGTGATCTTGATTTAGAATTAGGTGATAAGAAAAAAGTTAAAATTAATTCATATGAATTGACTATAAGTATTGAAGAGGTGGAAGATGAAGAAGGAGTTTTAGATATTATTTCTATGGGGATGGGAGGAAGATTTGGGTTTGATAGAAATGTTTATTTGAAACGAAATGAACCATCGAATAATTTGAATTTAAATATAACATTTGCGGTTGGAGAAAATTGGAAACCAGAAGGACTAATTCAAAAAATGGAAGAAGAAAGGGATGAACATGTTTCTTCTTTAGCACACGAGTTAAAACACAAATACGATAAACAATCTAAAACTTATGATCGTATTGGTCCTGATGCGGTTTATCAAGCAACACAAAGAAGAGGGACTTTTGGAATACCTGCAATTGATAGGGATTTTTATCGTAACATGTATTACATTCATTCAATTGAAAATCTTGTTCGACCAACCGAAGTTGCTTATTCAATGAGAAGAAAAAATATTACTAAATCACAGTTCAAAGACTTTTTAGAAAACAATAGAGTTTATGATGAAATATTAAAAATAAAAAACTTTACATTCGAAGATTTTATATCTAAATTAAAAGAACAAGAAGATAGATTGGATGGTCTTTTAGAATATGTCGGTGAAGACCCATCTAAAATGACTATTGATGAAAAAATAGACAGGGTTTTAAAAATTGTTTATATTGATTTGGTAAATAACAGAATGGATTTCTTTGTGCAAATGACAGAACATCATGGAGATGAATTTTTTAGGTTTGCATCTCAACTTGGAATGTTACCTCCTGATCCAGAAGCAAAAGCAAAAGTTGAACAACTTAAAAAAACTGATGAAATTAGACAAAAATTTTTAGCACAAACGGTGAAGTATGAAAAAAATCCAACTAAGTTTTTTGAGCACGAATTTGAAGAATTTAATTATGTGGCAAACAAAATGTTAAAGAAAATTTCTAAACTTTATGCAATGGCAAAAGACGACGAACAAGTTAGTGAATCAATTATTAATTGGGATCTTCACCAACAAATTATGGAAAAAAAATATGGAAAAAGAAAAATCGAAACTAAAATTAAAAATTGGAATCTTAAATAAACTTTTGGTATTTATA